TTAGGTTTATCAAGATTTCTTACACCTTTATCGTTGATTTCAATATCAAATGCTTGTGCTAGACTGCACTTTTGATTGTAATACTCCCAAACACGATAAGGTTCAGGACTTACACAATTTCTTTGTTTAATTTTTTCTTCAAATAATCCTTTATGCCAATGATCAAATACTCTTTTGTGCAGTGTTGGGTGACCTTTGAAAAAATCAGTACCTCCTTCACAAACAATTATAAAATCATCGTTTTGATTTTCTTTTTCAAATAGTTCGAACGCAGGAATACTTGCAATTACTCTTCCTGCTCCTCCGTTAATAAAAAATGCTGTTGATCTTGTCAAGATATTTTTCTCCATAAATTCCTTATTATTATAGCATCTTATTTGATATAACGCAAGTATTTATAGGTGGTGCAGAAAAAAAATGCGCCGTTCTGGCTGGCGCATTTTTGTTGTAATATTATGTGTTTTTAATCTACGATAGGTGCTTCGTCTGGCGGTGGTGTTTTACTTGCTGGATCAATTGGCTCCATATTGTAAGCAGCCCAAGCCGGATTTCCAGCATTTTGCATATCAGCAGGCCAATCACGTAATTTTTGACGATATTCTGTCCATTCCGTTCTTAAATCTGCTGGCATGTCGTCTGTAATTTCGCCATCGCTGTTTTTTAATAGTTGGGCTCTTTTTGCTCTCACATCATCCCAGTCTGGAAGCCTTTCGCCGCCGCCCATTATTGCCCATTCTAGGGTTCTTGTCTGAATTGTAATTTCGTCAGTTTCTCTATCAACTCTGATAGTGTCTGGATCATAAACATCAATAGGTCTTAATGGTGTTTGATACGTAAAATCTTTATATCCTGCTACCGCTGTTACTCCAGTAGGTCGTTGATCGCTGGTATAGTCTTCTTCCATTTCGTCGATTACAGGAGCTCTTAGTTGTGCTATTAATGGATGATCCACAGCATTTACTTCTACATATCTACAATCTGCTGGACAAGGACGTCCGTCAGACTTTTCTAGTGCTGTAATTGGACCCATTTCTTCTGCGCCTGTGTCATTGTTTACAATTAAGTAAAATCTATCCGGTCCGTCATAGACGCATGTTCTAGTATTACCATCAGTTTGACTGTGATCAATCATGTGATCATTGGGTAAATTCAGCGTCCATTCAAATTCAATCATTGCCATTGTGTTTTATCTCCATAGTTATTTATCATTTAAAAGAAGGTTACCTTCACAATTCCTCCGCCACCTGTGCCGCCTTGACCACAACAACGACCACAGTAGTTTGAGTTTGCGCTTTGTCCGCCTGCACCATAATCTGCAATCCAGCAACCACAGCGTATCCAACAATAGTTGGAGTTTTGTTCATTAAAGTTATCACTTAGGCCATAACCACCAGTGGAATGTCCGTTGTGTTTCCAACAGTGACAAGCACTTCCTGGATACATATAACCTGATTGTCCTTGGAAATTACCTCCGTGTGTATAGGAAGCCCAATCTTGGCTGGAACTAGTACCTACACAGCCTGGTCTTACACAGTATGGCATTGTACTAAAACATGAATCAGTCCATGAACCGTTCGTACAGCCTCTCATACCACCGCATGCACAAGCGTTTATGTTATATCCGCACACATAACTTGAACAACCATTACAGCCATTACATTCTCTGCTTAAACATCTATAAACACCTGCTGCACAAACTCTGTATGAACATCCTGGTGATGTGCTAATTCTTTTTGATGTGTATGCTCCGCCACCTGGTGGTTGAGTGTGCTGACATCTTCTACACGAACATGCTCCTGCTCCGTTACCGCCTGCTCCCCAAATTTCCCAGTTAGCATTTCTCACACAATCAGGAGTACACCATAAACAACAGCATCCTGATGAACATCTGCATGAAACTCCATAAAACCATTTTACGCAGAAACGCTCTCTTACAGCACCTGAGAGATTATCATAATCAACTACATCATTGGTTAGTTGATCACTTGCAATCTTTTTATAACTACCATACGTTGCCATTTCTACTCCTTATATATACGTAACTCTTACGAGTCCGCCTCCGCCTGTTCCACCTTGGCCACAGCATCTGCCACAATAAGTGTTCATTGCTGGCATTCCGCCTGCTGTATAAGGCACGCTCCAACAACCGCATCTCATCCAACATTCTCTTAATCCACTACTTACACCCAAGTTACCCATTTTCATACCAGATCCCATAACTGCTTCGTGGTTGTGACAGTGACAATATCCAGAAGAAGATCCAAATGCCTGTGTTGGTGAACCTATGGCAAAATCACTGCCTGTTGTAGTTGGTGCAAGACAGTGTTGTCTTGTATAGAAACATGCAGTACTCCATGATGTGTTTGCTTCTCCTCTATGTCCTCCACATGCACAGAAGTCACTTAAATTATATCCGTTTACATATGAACTGCAACCATTACAGGCTACACATTCTCTTGACAAACAACGATAAACTCCTGATGCACACACGCGGTATGAACACCCTGGTTGTGTAGAAATAGTTTTTTGAGCAAAGGCTCCTCCGCCAGCACCTCTAAAGTGATGGCATCTGTTACAGGTACAAGCACCCGATCCATTGCCGCCTGATCCCCATACTTCCCAGGTTAATCTCTTTACCTGACTGGGCACCGTCCAATTACAGCAGCATCCTGCTGAACATCTACACGGAATACCATAAAACCACTTGACACCAAAATTGTTTAGCGTGTTAGAGTTGATATTGTTATCGGATAGAGCTCCATCATTAAATGATGCTCCGTTTACTTTTTTATAACTTGCATATGTTGCCATTTTTATAATTCCTTACGTAAACGTTACCTTTACTACACCCGGGCCGCCAGTGCCGCCTTGACCGCAGCATCTACCACAGTATGAGCTCATAGCGTTTTGACCACCGTGTCCTGGTGGTACAATCCAACAACCACATCTTATCCAGCATACACTTACTGCCTGTGCCATTGCGCCACCAAGCATAGGTGCACCTGAAGGTTTTACATACTGCATGTGGCAGTGACAGTTAAATATTCCTGAAAAGTTACCCACATGCGATCCCATACCAAAATCACCATCGTTTGAATTAGGTCCTAGACAGCAGGTCCAACAACTGTAACAGTGTGCTGTCCAGTTGGTGTTTGCTCTACCACAACCGCCGCCAATTGCACAGAAGTCGCTGAGATTGTATCCATTGATATATGATGTACATCCTCTACAAGATACACATTCTCTGCTAAGGCATCTATAAACACCTGCTGCACACATTCTGTATTGGCAGCCAGGGTTTGTGCTAATCATTTTTGAGTTGTAGTAGCCGCCGCCTGCACCTTGATAGTGATGACATCTGTTACATGAACAAGCACCACTTCCATTGCCGCCTGCGCCCCAGATTTCAAAAAATACTCTTCTAGTGCAACTTGGAACTGTCCATAAGCAACAACATCCTGACGAACAACGGCATGCATTACCTATTAGCCATTTGGTGCAAAGTCTGTGTCTTGTTTCTGTTCCAAATTTATCTTCAGTGACTGTGCCGTCGATAACTTGTTCGTTAACAATTTTTTTATAACTTGAATAAGTGGCCATTTAAAATCCTCTTTATCATTAGACTGTTAGGATTCTCCATCCATATGTGTTGCCACTATATACCAATGAAAATCCTGCGCCTTCTGTATTAACAGTAAGATCTTGTGCATCGCCCATTATCAATCTTCCGTTTCTTGCTACAGTGAGTGCAAAACTATCAAATGTTTTTCTTAAATCGAAAAATCTAATTTCGTCGCCAGTGGACGGAGATGCTGGAAGTGTTGCAGTAACTACTCCTGCATTTGTGTCTACAAAATATTGTCCATTTGCAACTGCTGAGAAACTACTTGTCTGTGTAAAATTAGCAAATGTTGCTGCTGCAAAAGTTAAATTTCCGCTTCCATCCGTTTGTAAGAAATCACCCACAGAACCATCTGCGGCCGGAAGTTTCCAGGTGTAATTAGATGTAACTGTGTCTGGAGAAGTTAAAGCAACATAGTGTGTATTATCCTGATCGCCGAACCTAAGTGCACCTTGTGATGTTATCTGTTGATGACTGTTAACAAGAAAGTTACCTGTACCTTCTGGATCAATTGTAATATTTAGATTGTCAGCAGCACTGATTGAAGTGTTAGTGATATTAAGACCACCTAATGCTCCGCCGACTTCACCTGTTGTAATCTTTCTAGCCATTTTTTAATTTCCTTTTATTACGCTGTCACTGTAGATGTTTCAATGCCCATTGCTACGGCACTAACACCAACACCTGAAGCGTAAACTTTAATTATTTTTCCAGCGTCTAATACTAAACCTGTTCTCTCCAACACACCCTTAGGTGCTAAAACTACATCATATTCAATGAATTCGTCATTAGTTGGTGCGCCCGGTGCAGCCACTGAAGTAACCGCTACTCTTAAAGTAATGTTAGCAGTTGTCCTGTTAACCATACTAATACTAGCGACTGCAAAAGTGTCCGCAGGGCATACATACAAGTTTTCGTATGTAGTTGCTGCTACGTCTAAAGTTCCTAATCTTCCTGTTGCCATTTTATTTCTTCTCCACTGTTATTTATGTTAAGAAGTAGTTAAATGCTATCGGAAGACCGACAACACCACTTCTAAAATCAAATGTTGCATTCATTTTAATTGGCTGATCAGTTGTTGTACTAATTGTGTTATTTTGTATAGTAATAAAACCAGCCGTTACACTATTTACGTTAAGTGCAGCGCCACCGCCACCAATTTGTGAACTGATATATGCCTTAATAGCCCTTTGTGTTGGTACAATATTATCTGAATTAGCACTAAAGAATGTATCTGTACTAAATTCAGTAATACTAGCACTGTTTCCGCCTAGTGTAACCTCTCCAAGTGTAAGTTCTTGTAGCCCTGAAATATTAAATGCATCAGCATTCAATGTAGCAACACCTGTTGACTGTTCAATTGTGAACAAGTCACCAACTCTGAAGTTACCATCTTGGTCAGTTGATGTAAAGAACACTCTACCACCGTTATTGTCGCTGGTCTCGTTTGCTTGATTTGGTGCGTTGACTGGTGTTCCAGGATAATTTGTTTCTGTAAATCCTCCAGTACCAATATCAAGGAAGTCATGTCCTGTTAATCTAACCTGTGAATATCTAATTCTAGTTTCAACACTTGTGCCGTCTGCTGGTGTATCAAACACCGTCATATCTGGAGCAACTTGTAAGAATCCTGTTTGTGCACCATCATTGCTACCCAACAATGATATTACCTGTACTAGTTTAAATGTTCTGTCTGGTAAGTGACCAAATACCACGTTTGATCCAACTGCTGGAACTTTTGACAATCTTCTTACTGCTATAAATGAACCGCTTTGGAATATGTCTGCAAATCCATTTCCGCTATTTAGATCAGCACTTGCTGTAACATATCCAGTTCCTCTGTTTACAAAGGATGGTTGTGCTAGTGCTCCTTTACCAACTCTTACTTCAGTTGGAGCCTCAAATGTATTATTAGGATCTGTAATAGTTATCGTTGGTGCAGTAGTATATCCTGAACCTGGTTCAGTAATTCTAATTGCAAAGATTTTCTCATTTGCAACAAATGCTCTGCCCTGTGTTTTTGTACCTTCTTTAATTTGTACAGCACCGTTACCAGAACCATTTCTTAGTCCTGCAAAACTTCCAACCTGCTGTGGATTACCAAATGCTGTTGCTACTAATCCGTTTGATTCACTGTGTGTACGTGCTGTCCATACTATACCGTCAGTTGACGTTGCATAGTTTGCACCATTGCTGCTTACTGCAAGGAATGTACCTTGGCCGTATTCTATGTGTGACCACTGTGCTGTAGCCGGTAATGTGCTTGCTGTCCAAGTAGCGCCGCCATCAATACTAAATGCTGCTGTGGTTCCTGATGTTGAACTTACTGCAACAAATCTATTGCTACCGTGTACTACACTGCTCCAATTTGAACTTGAAGGTAGTGTTGTTGCTAGCCAACTTGCACCATTATCTGTTGAATATGCTACTTTATTAGTTCCAGATGCTGTTACTACCCAAGAGCCTGCACCATACGCAATAGCGTCCCAAGTATCTGAACTTGGAAGATTAGAGCCTGTTGCTCCCCAAGTTAAACCACCGTCCTGTGAAATTGCTGCTTCGTTTGAACCTGATTTTACACACATCCAAACATTATCTCCGTATCCTAGTGCATTCCAACTACCAGTTGATGGTAAATTTCCACCTGCTGTCCAGGTTGCGCCGCCATCTGATGTAAATGCTGTATCGTCAACACCTGTGCCGCCTGCGATAGCAACTATTCTAGCATCATTTTCTTTTGCTTTACCTACAACACTTGTGAATGTTCCTGCACCTGTTGCTTCAAAAATTGCGCCAGTAATTATCGAACTAGAACCTATTGATAACCATGGTGTATCACCTGGTTCTGTAATAGTATATGCTCTTCCTGTTACAAAATTTCCTGCTTCGACTATTTTATCCATTCTACCGCCAGCAAGTGCTGTCCAAGTAGTGGAAACAGGTAGTGTTCCTCCAGTGGTCCAAGTTGCACCGTCTGCGGAAATATTAGTTCCGTCGCCTGTGGCACTTGGCAATGCAATAAACTTACCGCCATTTGAAGTACCTTCACTATCAAATTCTAGAATAGCACCTGAACTATTAATTGCTGTAATTGTAAGTGTCAGGTCGTTTGTAGTGTCAGTTCCTCCTAGTGCAGAACCTTTAATTAATATTGTATCAAGTCTAGCATATCCGCTACCACCTGTATTTAAATTAATTGTATAGTTAGTACCTTTTTTGAATATATCAAAAGTAGCATCCACTCCGCTTCCTGTTGTTGAAAACGGTGCTGTGTTTAGATAGTTTTCAAAGATATCTTTATATGCTACATCTGCCCAAGTAGTTGAAGCAGCAGCAGTTGTTGCCGTTTCACTTCTTGGTGGTGCGCTAAATTCTATATTTGGCTGTATCGTATAGGTAGTTGATGCATCCGGTGCCTGTATAGTAGTTCCCGGTATAACATGATCCCATCCTGCTGCTCCTGTAGATGGTTTTGTTACTGTAGCAACTTTTGTTCCTGAGTTGTAAGTATCAATAATACCTACTTGTCCAACACCGTTACCGCCATCAAGATAAATTCTCATACCGATATATGCTGTACTTGTTTGACTATCTGTTGCAGCAATAGTAATCTGTGTGGTTGTTCCACCTTGTGCTGTATTTGCTGATTGTACATAACCAGAGCCACCAAAGTTACCTGCTGCTTCTGGGGCGTTTGTACTATCATCTACATTATCAAGTAATCTTACCGTGAATACTGCATCGTCTCTAAATTCTTTTGCTTGTTCGACCTCAGCATCTGAACCAGCACCAAATATACCTATATCCGCTTCTGTGTATTCTGAACCAGCATTATCATATTCAAGTGTGTATATTTCATCTGCACCGTCAGTTGTTACTGATCCTACTGTTGCTTCAAACTGAAGTCTATTATCTACTACTGAAGTTCCAACAGTTTCAGTGCTATCAAATCCTTCTGCTACTGAACCAAAGTCACCATATGAGTTGTTACCGTTGGTTCCTCTAATTCTTCCACCTTCAGTTGATAGATATCCAATGTGTGAATAGTAAGTAAACACTGATACAAGCTCTGCTCTACCATTGTTTGCTACCCAAGCACCAATACCATCACTAATAACCTGTGTAAAGTCATTTGATACGATAGAGTCATTACCGCCGTTGTGTAAAGCACCGTCGATTTTCTGTCCTATCGCAGCGTTACCAAATGTAGTGTTATTTTGTACATATGGAGAACGTGATATAATCCATGTTCTAAAGTCATCTGGTCCCCAACCTGGATCCAGTGATACATACGCACCCGCTGATACTCTTGAAGTTCCGTATTCGTTCTCTTGGAGTAGATCGCCGTTCAATCCATCCATTGTTTGATTTCTAATACCAGTTCCATTTCTTACGTAGTAGAAATCTTCTTCCTGTGATCCTGTTACTGCATTTGCATAATATCTTGCAGCATATCGTGACTTGTAGTTTGAAGTCCACTGTATATCCCATTTAAGTGCATCTATATAAGTATCAACATCTCTTGCACAAGCAGCGTCATCGTACACCATTTCAACGTTTGCACTTCCTGTCGCAGTAGTCAGCGTGAATGCACTACTTGCATAACGTGAAGTTGCAATTTTAAACTGTGTTGAACTAACAATATCATACACATAGTACGTTGTACCTGCAACAATATTTCCAAAGGTTGTGCCTGTAAATTTAATTGCTGCATTTCTTTTCAACCAACTAGTATCACTTATAGTAACAAGATCTGTTGTTACTGTGGTATTTGTTACCGTATCATAGAATGTGTTGTCAATGTATGCAGAAACTTCTGCTTTAATAAAGTCTCTGTTTTCTTCTAGTTTTAATCTAGCATAGTCTCTGTTTCTAATTTCAGTTGCACAAACGTCACCTTCATTAGTTGCACTGTAGAATATTGTGTCTAGTTTATCCATTAACAACGCAACTCTAGTTACTGCTGTTGAGTCACCGTTTAAGTAAGTTGAAATGTCACCTTCAATAACACTTGCAAGATATTTGAAAGCCGCTCTAGTTGCAGTTTTTTGTCCTAAAGTATATACATCGCTTGAAGTACTACGCAAGTATGCTAATGATGCAATATGTGTGGCAAAGTTTGTTGCTTCAGCATTTGCCGCACCTGCGCCTAACATAAAGTCAAACATTACTGCTTCAAGTATCAATCTTGTATCTCTCTTACACTTAGCCTCGTCGTATACAAGTGTAGGATAGTTAGTATTAATGTAAGTGTCAACCAGTGTTACAAGGGCCTCTTGCTGCGCATCTAAGGTCTCTGCAGCGGTGATAAGTGCTGTTGTTGAACTTACACCGTCAGTAACTGCTGGATAGTTTTCTACGTGTGCAGGTACACTTAAACCAGTTGCGTCTGTTAATGCAAACACACTACCGCCAAATGTTTCACTGACTGTAAATGTGTTAGCGGCTGGTGTACTTATAATCCAATATTTTGTATCTTTTACTAAGTTATTAGACGCTTCTAATGGAATAAATGCATCACCAACTTGTAATCCGTGTGCTGCACTTGTTGTAATAACATTTGATGCTGTTGTAGTTACAGTGACATTTGGTAAATCAGCCCCTGTTGAATCTCCAGCAAGTGTGTTAAGAATAATATCGAAGTTGTTTTCAATAAATGTTGCAACAGTTGCGCCGCCATCTGCGTCCTTGTATTGTGGAATTGTAGTTTGTAAACTTGTAATAGTTGTGCTTCTAGCAACCTTTGCTAACAATTCTTTCAAATAACGATATGCTGCAATTGTTTGCGTAACTGCATTGCTATTTAATGCACTTGTAGAACTATTTCCATCCCAATATGCCTTTGCTGCATTAAGTATTTGATAGTTTCCGCCATATGTTAAATCATAACTGAATGCATCAACAATATATCCAACATCTTGTCTGCACTTTGTCTTGCTATATTTTAGTGTAGGAAAGTTATTTGTAATATATTGTATAACTTCTTCTTGGAAGAATTTTTTGTTATACTCAATATTTTTCTTAGCAGTACCATATCCTGACAAGTAAGATGAATTATATCCTGTTGGTTCTGTTAGGTTGGTTGTATGTTTTACACCAAGTTTAAAATCAATTTGCTCTGCTATCACATCAACTAATTTTGATGTAATGCCAGCAGTTTCTGAATCATCTGCTACAGGCCATGTTTGATCTTGTACAGTTGTATTTCCTGTAGTAGGAGTAACTGTTGATCCATCAACAACACTACCAATAAATCCTTTAATGTGTTTTAGAGTTTCTATAGAATAGTACGAATCAGTAACATCTGTGTTGCTATCTGCTTCTTGTTGTGCTGAAACATTAGTTGAACGAACTTCGTCACCTAAAATAACTGTTTCTGCAGGAACAATAATAGGTAATATTTCTTTGTATCTACCTGACTTAACATTAATTGTAACATTAGGTACTAATCTTGTAGGAATAGCACTTGTATCGCCTGCTGTAATTGTATCAGTTACTATCTTTAATAATGTAGCGATTGTAGCAGACACTCCTGTTTCTGTAGTGTAATCTGTATTAATGTACTGAGCTGCTACCGCTGTTGAGTCACTGCTGTCTTGGTACGCTGTTGACGGTGCGGTGTTGTTCAAAACATTATTAATAATTGTTTCTAAATGTTGGTATGCTGCAACAGACTGTTCTGCTTCTGCAGCCAATCCTGCACCACCATATGGTTTATCTTCTGATGGGTCTGAAAATTCGCCGTCTGCACTAAATCCATTTACAAAACTAAGTGCCGCTGCACGACTTTTTAAGTTTCCACCGTGTCCGATGTCCCAAATTAATCTATCAATAATAAATCCAACGTCTCTTTCACACTTGTATTCATCAAAGTCAAAATTTTCCCAGATGCTTCCTGGTGATGCGTTTGCTACTTGATACTCTAGATAACTTGAAACCTCTCTCTGTAAAAATACTCTGTTTCTTTCTAACAGGTATTGTGCATTAGGGTTTCTTGGACCGTTTTCCACTTGCTCACAAGCATAGCGTATTGATGCAAATGGTTTGTCTAATGTCTTACCATACACTGGTGCTGGACTATCTTTGCCGTGTGGGGCAACATAGTAAACTTGGTCAGTTGCACCTAGTGTTCTCCATTCAGGTAATGTACCATCTGAAACTAAAACTTGGCCTTCAATACCAATCGGTAATCTTGTTGGACCTGCACCTGAGTAAAATACTAAATCACCTGTTGCTATTAGAACATCTAAATCGCTACCAATTGTAAATGCATTCCAATAACTTCCTGATATGTCTTGATCAGGTCTTGAATTGTCTGCGCCACCACCTTCTGCACCTATAGTAGATCCGTCATCTCCTTCTGATCTATGATTTTGAATACACACATAATTGTTAGCACCAAATCTTACTAAATCTCCTTGGAAATATTCTTTGTCGTCTTGCCATGTACCGGTCCAGTTAAGTCCTTCATTGAGAACGTCCCAGAATGCAGCATTTCCTGGTAGAGCTGCTGCTGTACCAGTCATTGTTCCTGTTGCTGTGTCAGGAGCAAAAACAGTTCCTCCAGGAGTTGTTGAAATAGTAAAATTAGTTCCGTCAACTATTGTTTTGACATAATAGGTTGCATCTGTAAATACATTTCCAAAAGTTGTTCCTGTAAATCTAATTGCTGTATTGGCAACTAGATCTGTTGTATCATTACAAGTAAAGTTGTTTGATGTATTATCGGTTGCCGAAATAGTAAGTGCTAAGGAAGGTGAATCTACCTTTGCTCTGTATGTATAACCATTTAGTCTAACAACTTCACCAACTTTATAATTTGTTGTAATGCTCCAATCGTTTGAGAAAGTAAAGTTTTCTGAAAATAAATCCCAATCTGTTTGTCCTGAAGTTGTAGGAATAGTTCCTGTGTGAGTTGTTTTTGCTACGTATTGGTTACCACCGTAACTTACAATATCACCGTTTTGATATGCTGTAGCGATATCCCATGCGTTTTCAAATTCAAATCCTTCTACAAACTGATCCCAATATCCTGATGTTACATCAGCAGCGAAATCTGTTGTTGAAGTATGATGCTGTCCTGCTTTTACTACCCATAGGCCTGCACCTTGTTTTACAACATCATTTACTTTGTATCTTGTTGCAGATGCCCATGCACCTTTGTATTCAATTCCTGTATTAAATGTTTCCCAGTATGTTGAAAAATCAACTTCTAAACCATCTGTAGCATTATCAATAGAAGTATGAGCTACTTTACATCTATAAGTTGAAGGTCCATATCTTACCAAATCACCAACTAGATATCTGTTAGAAACACTCCAGTCTCCTCTCCAATCAAACCCTTCGGCATATAAATCCCAGTTTGCCTGATCTGCTTCTAACCCTGTTGCATTTTCTAAACCTGGTGAGCCCTTTTCAGTAGAACTATTGGAAGTGTGAGGAGTATTAGCAATGTATAAATTGCCTCCATATTTAACAACATCATTTATAGCATACGTAGTGTTTACAGCCCATTCGTCTCTCCAACGCTGTCCATCACTCATTTGATTCCATTTAGTTGGATTAAAGTTTAGGTCAGTATAAAAATCACTATCTGATACGTGTCCTACAGCACAAATAAATGTTTTACCGCCGTATTTTATTACATCGTCAATGTAGTACTGTGTAGAAGATGCCCAGTCGCCCTTCCAAACAAATCTAATTCTACCTAGTTTAAACTCTGCCATGTTTCTCTTCCATTGTTGTTATGTATTTATCAATATGTATCATTATATACTTTTATCCTTCATCATCGAATGATCTCATAAACATTGTTTGTGCCATTATAGAACCTGCTATTCCGGCGTTATCACCATCAAATTCTGCACGCTGTTGGAACATTACTTGTAATCCTGCAACGTTGTTAATTTGATCAGGTCCGACCTTAACTGTACCTGCAATGAAACTTGCTGTCAGTAAGTCTGAACCACCAACATTCAATCTATTTTGCAAGTACGATTTTATTGCTCTTTGAGTAGGAACAACATTATTACTATCCTGTGAAAATAAAGGATCAGTTGAAAATTCTCTCACAACTGCTCCTGAACCACCTAACCTAACACCACCAAGCGCTAACTCTGTCAAGCCGCCAAAATCAAAGAAGTCTCCACTAACAGTAACAATACCAGTCGCTTGTTCAACAGCGAACAATTCACCGCAACGGAAGTTACCATTTTGATCTGTGGATGTATAAAATACCCTACCACCTTGGGATTCAAGTACTTCATTTTCCGGAGCATAAACAAAATCACTTGTTGTGTATATGTTTGGATAATTAGTCTGGTCAAAATTACCAGTTCCTACATCTAAGAAATCATGTCCTGAAATTCTTACTTGTGAATATCTCTGTCTAATTTCTACCTGTGAAGTATGTTCTAGGAAATCATCTAGTGTCAATTTAGGAGTAATTCTAAATCTAACAGTTTTTTTACCATCATCATCTGTATCTAACAATTCTTCAGTCTGTGTAGTATAGAATTCAGTTGCTCCTCTAAATCTTAACTGTGTACCAGGACCTGGTATAGGTCCTTCAATTCCGCTTATTATAACAAACTGTCCTTCAGGTATGATATCCGCAAAACCATTTCCAAGTATAGAAACTTGTGTGCTTGATGTTCTATAGCCTGATCCTCTGTTTATCCAACCCGGCTGTGCAAGTACTCTGTCAGCAATTCTAATTTCAGCATATGCGTCTACTGTGTTCTTAGGATCAACAAATTGCAGCGAAGGTTGGAAAGTTTCGTATCCGCTGCCTGGTTCCCACATTCTAATTATGTTTATATTTCTTGATTCGACAATTACTCTTCCTTTTGCTCTGCATCCTGTAAGAATTTTTTCGCCGTTGTTATTATTTTTAGGAACAACAATCCATGTACCTGTGCTGTTACTAAATGTTGTTGAGTCAGTAAGAGTAATATCAGGATTACCAAATCCCACAGTTGTCCATTCCAAGTTGTTGGAAAGTGTTCTTGTTGTCCAAACAACACCGTCTTCTGAAGTTGCTGCAAATGTTGTGCTTGGGTCATCTGGTATATCGCCTGAGATAGCTCTTAATCCAGTGTCACCTACTGCAAAAAATACTCCTTGTCCGTATGCAATTTTTTGCCAGTTATGAGCTGTAGATCCATCCTGTGTAGGCATTGTAGCCCCGTACCAATTAACACTATCATAACTATATGAAAGGTCACCTGTTGTTGATATTGCAATCCATCTGTTGTTTCCGTAGGTTATTGATGTCCACTCTTTCGTAGCAGAGTCGTCAATTACATCCATAATGTTAGCATTCCAAGACCAGGTGTTTGTTAATGCATTGTATTCACCTACTGCTGCAAAGTTTCCTGTATCACAGATTGCAACAAACTTTCCCTTACCATATGCTACTGATTTCCATTTGTTAAATGTACTGTCACCAATATTTGGCAATTCTGTTTGGCTCCAGTTTATTCCGCCATCTGTGCTGTAAACAGCTCTATCTGCTGTTTCGGAAACTGCAAGAAATACTCCGTACTCTCCGTTACCTAAAAGTGATTTCCCATATGCCATATCCGTCCACGTACTATCTACCGGCAACGATCTCTGTGTCCAGTTTATTCCGTCTTTTGAATATATGCCTATTCCTGTGTTGTATGCTAATGCAACAAATCTGTTTGATCCTGCAGCAAATGCTTTCCAATTACCTGCTACCGGAAGAGAGGTTTGTGTCCAATCAGTTCCGTTTATCGTGTAAGAACTATCAGATCCGGAACTAGGTGTAAGAACAAATCTTCCACTCTGTGCAATTCCTGTTGTTTTGAAAGCAACAAGAGTATTTGTACTATCATCAGATACGGCCGTAACTTCAAGGTAACAATCGTTTTCAGGCGTTGCTCCTCCTAGATCGTCGCCCGAAATAGTAATTGTTGATCCAACATCATATCCTTGGCCGGCACTTACTAATGTAACTTCATAACTTCTACCCTTTTTTATAACATCAAATGTTGCATCTTCGCCTACAAGGGTGCCGCCGCCTGAGCCTGAAATTGCTTGGTATTCTTCTTCAGTTTCACCATATGCTATTGATGTCCACGGTGATGCACCTGCTAAGTCTACAACGTCTTGCTGGAAGCCAGGATGTTGGAAAATTGGTCTAGGTTCTAATCTATATGTGTTGTCAGTAAACAATGCTGGTTGACTTGGGAATCCTGGAATAATATGATCCCAGCCAGGCTGTCCATCAGATTCTCTCGATACTTGTGCTTTATTATTTAAAACATTATAACCGGTCACATAACCATACTGTCCTGCGCCTTTACCTGATGTAATTATTAATCTTAAACCTAAAATATCGGCTTCTTCAAAATCACTGTTTGTGGCCAATGTCAAAGAAGTTTCATCACCAAACTGAGCATTGTTACCTATGTTTTGGTATCCGCCTGCACCCGGTGTACCACCAGGATCGCCTGGTCTGTTTTTAACAAGTGCTTGGTAAATTCCGCCGTCACGTGTTTCTTCAAATATTGCTTCTGCATTTGTACCAGCACCAGAGAATGTATATGTGGCATCTGTATATTCTTGTCCACAATTTATGTATTCTAGTGCAAGAATTTCATCGTTAACCTCACCAGCAAAGGCAATTCCTACGCTTGCTTGCTCTGTTCTGTTGTCTACTTCTGCAAATGCAGGAGTTTCGGTAGGATCGTTACCATCTGCTACTGCACCAAAGTCTCCGTATGAACTGTTACCATTTGTAGCACGTATTACACCACCTTTTTCTGCGAACATACCTATCTGTGCATAGTAGGTAAACACTGATACAAGTTCAGCTCTACCATTATTAAGTACCCATGCACCTATTCCATCACTACATACCTGTGTAAAGTCATTAGACACAATTGATTTATTTCCACCGTTGTGTAACGCACCGTCAATTTTTTGTCCAACACAATTTGTACCAAAAGTTGTTACGTTTTGTATGTAAGGTGATCTAGTTCTGATCCAAGTGCTTTCGTCATCTGGTCCCCAGCCTGGATCTAGTGATACATAATTACCACCTGTTGGTCTTCTATATAATTCATTAACGCCTACAGGATTTAAACTGCCAGTTAGTCCTTTTGTAGTTAGATTTCTTACACCTGTAGCATCTCTCACATAAAACATGTCTTCGTTCTGTGAACCTAAAACGAGATTCTGATAAAATTTTGCGGCTTCTACGGTGTAATAGTTTCCATCTGCTTGGTATGTTAAATCACGTTGAATTCCATCTATGTATCTATCAATCATATCTCTCAAATACACTTCTGAAAAATCAAAAGCATTATCAGTCATATATGCGATAATTTCATCTATCAAAAAATCTCTGTTGGCATCTAATATCACTCTTGCATTAAACCATGCCCAATTCTCATTTTCTGAGTGGTTAAGAACAGTATTGATTGAGCTAGTGTCTACTTGATCGCCTATTCCGCTTATATTGTAATCTAAATAATCTTTTACATCATTTAATTTTGCGACTGATTCTGTTGCGGCTGTATCAGCAATAACAGGATCTAGTGTATTCGTAATTAATTCGTCCTGACCTGTTACTGGATTAAAATATGTTTGTGTTACTGTTTCGCCTTTAAGATCTGTTGATGTTAAAACCTGTGCTGTTGTATTGGAATCAGATTTGGCAAATGCTTCTTGGTTAAAAATTGCATTAAAAGTGGATTGTAATCTGCTTATAGCAATCTTGTGATTTAATAAGTCACCGTCTAGTGCTGCAACAGGTTTTGATGCAGTTATTGTTGTGCTTCTCAATTCTGTTCCTACTACTGCAACATTTGCTGGAACTCTAAGAGGTAATACTTCTTCATAAATTCCTGTACTTACAAAACAGGTTATATTACTGTAATCGTTTCTATCTAAAATCCTGTCAAGTGCATATCGTAAAGTTTTATAAGGTCGTTGTTCGTTTGATCCTCTATTTTCACTTCTATCATCAACACCAAAGTTTTTATCAACCCATACAAATTTATTGACTATTCCATATTCTTTGTAAAATATATTGTTAGTATCATCTGCTGCAAGAACATAGTTGCTTGGTCCAATCTCAAGTGCTGTTGTTCCTATGGTACTTCCGTCGCCAACTTCTGCTCTTTGTAAACCAAAAGTAAGTAGATCACCTACTTTACTAAGTGCAACATTATTACCTGCTTGAGAAAACAAATCCCAATATTCAAATCCTTCGCCGTTATCTCCAGGAAAGTTTGCAATGCTTGATGTATGTTGTAAATTACATTTGTAAGCATTACCTTCATATAATGCAATATCTCCGACACCGTACTGTTGACCAACTGCCCAACTGTTTTTCCATGCAGTACCCGGAATAACTATTTCCCAATTTGAATCATCTAAGAACGCTAATGAACTATCGTCCATTGCTTCATCGGTGTCAATTAATGCTACATATAAATTTCCGCCTCTTCTTACTAAATCTCCTGTCAAATATGATTCAGCGTCGGACCATGTGCCTCTAAGTCTATTTGCTTTATGAATTACTGTCCATGAAGTATCTGCAGAGTTTTGAGGGAAAATGGATCTTGAAGGATTTATTCCTACATGGTTGCGATTAGAAATGTAAATGTATCCACCATGTGATACAACATCTCCAACTGCATAATCAACACTTTCTAGCCATTCATTGTAAAACTTAAAACCTGGAAATTCTGTAATAAAATTCTCATCAGAAATATGGTCTGCAGCCACATGTCCTGTAATACATCTTAGCATGCTTCCGCCGTATTTTACTAAGTCGTTAGGTCTATATCTTGTTTCTGCTGCCCATGTTCCTACATATTCTATACCCTCATGTAGAATTTCCCAATTTTCTAATGTGCTATCATTATCACCATCATTGTTGCCTATTTCAGTTCCATCATCGTTAGAACCACTTGTATGTTCAACAATACATCTGTAAGTATAACCGTTGTATCTAACAACATCACCTACTCCATATCTTGTGGCTGGTGTCCATGTGTTTAACCAATTAAATGCTTCTGCATATACAGCAACCTTATCAGCGTTTTCAGCAAAGGTTGATCCTGATGTATGTGAATTAACAACAAGATATAATCTACCTCCGTATAGTGTTATATCACCTGGATTATATAATGTTGCAGTTTGCCAGTTACCGACCCAAGCAACACCATCTGTCATTTTTCTCCATGCCGGAGTGAATTCTGAGTCAGCAGGATTATCAAGATATTCTTGATCGGTTTGAAATGCACTTGCTGTGTGCTGTCTTACGCATACCCAAGTTTGTCCGCCATATCGCACTACATCATCTCGATTGTAGACAGTTGCGGTTGTCCAACCTGCTCTCCAAGTATATCTAAGTCTGCTTATTTTAAACTCTGCCATTTTTTATTCCCTTAGGTCCACGGTTTTTCTGAACTAGAATTACCTGATGGATATTCATAATTCTGATTAATTCTTTGTGTAAGCATTCCATTGTTATCAACATAGTAAAGAATACTTCTTTGGTCCCATCTATATTGAGTCCAAACTAAGTTATCATCCTCAACTTGGTGATCTGCTGTAACGCCTTCAAAATAGTCAATACCTGGTTCAAAGTCTTCAAATGTTTCTGAAGGTCTTCCAGGTAAATTAAGATGTATTGTATCCTTGCTTATTAGATTGTCTATTCTTTCTAAAAATAATTCTCCGTCATCGTTTCTTCTAATCAAGTATAGATAACGAGGACTGTTTCCTAGTGATTCATTCGCAGCCTGACCAAAATAATATGTGCTCATTATGATATCTCCACGTAACTAATACTAGCATCTATACAATCCTCAGTATCACATTCTAGTCTTAGTCCTGCTGTTTCGGGAAGGATCAACCTTTCACCGTTAGTTATTACTTTTGCACTAGACCCTGGAGGTATAGGAATTTGTCTAGCATAATTAGCAACAGTAGACGACTCATCTACTACGTATACGTTTACAACTGCCATATCAAAGTCTGACGTATTTGCTAGATTTAAACCTACGATTGTTGCTCTAACTCCTGCTACAATCTGTAATATATCTACAGGAGTTTTTCCTACTCCAGTTACTACTTCGTTTTTAAATACTGTTGGCATACTATACTTATCCTAACATTAGTGCAAATGATGCTGCAATGTCATTTGCTAAAATTTCTGATACAGCACCTGAAGCACCTGCAGGACTGGCCCAAGCAGTACCTGACCAAACTTCTAATGCATTTGTATCTGTGTTAAATCTTGTCATACCTACTACTGCATATGCAGTAGGTCTTTGTGATGTATTTCCTCTAGGAGGTACAAATCCGTTTGTACCTGCAATTTTAAAATATCCTGTTCCTGTTTGTTCAATTTGTGTTATGGCATTTGGTTCAACATTTGTAATAACGTTGTCAGTTACTTTTAAATTTCCTAACCTTACTCCGCCGCTACCGTTGCCGTCTAAGTGTAAGTCTAGACCAGTTGTAGTTGTAATTTCGTTATCGCGAAATCTTAAATCTCCAACATCTAATGTAGTAAGTGTTAATACATCTGTTCTTACATTGTTTGCAAATAAATTTTTCCATTTAAATGAACTGCTTCCTAAATCAAAAGTGTTATCTTGTTCAGGTATCAAATCACTCTTGATTGCAGCATTTATTTCTATTGAATCTGTAAGGTCATCACCTATAGTAATGTTTCCGCCAATAGTTACATTGCCATCTACGTTAACATTACCAGTTACATTTAAGTTACCGTCTATGTTTGCTGATGAAAATACTTCTAGTGTTCCTGCTCCGTTTGGTCTAAACTCTAGATTTTGATTTGATTCTGTAGTGGAAATAGTATTTCCTTCTATCTCTAAATCATCAACGTTTAACTTTGAGTTATATATAACAGGATCTGCACCACTAGGCGCAAAACTTATAGTATTTAAATCACTAGAGATAGTATTACCAGTAATGTTTAAATTACCGATGTCAATTTCAGTATCAATTTGAATGTTATATGATCTTGTAGTTCCTGTGACGTGTAAATCTGCTGTAGGTGCTGAATTATTGATTCCAATGCGAGCATTGTTTACATCAACATACAAAATATCTGGGTCTGTTGCTCCATTTCTAAAAGTCAAATCTACGCCATTACGTATGAGATTTGCCTTTAAGAGCGGCCCACTTATACGACCTATTGCCATTTGCTCTCCTTACACGGGGATCCTGTCCCTCCAACTACCTTACATTGCGAGTTGACCACAGTAAAAGATTAACGATGGTCTTCGTTAACAAAAGTATTTAGCCAAAAGGAGAATTTAGCCCAGTATTAGGCTGTATGCATCGCCTAAATCTTCCATAAAAGGAACGTCGATTTCAGCACCGCCACCTGTGGATAATTGATATCCATCGTCTGTTTGAGCACCTACTGTAAGCACAATATCGTTAGCAGGAGTAGACCCTCCTGTAAAATTATCGCCGGTGATTGTAATCAAATCGCCAGTTATGTATCCTTGTCCTACTGTTGTAATAGTTATAGTAGATATTGCCCCAGAAGTTATTGTGATAGAAAATTCAGCATCAACTCCGCTTCCATCTGTGGTGCCTGTTAAATCCGTTGCAGTTTGATCGGGTAATGCTGCTACAACACCTATGCCTGTAACTACTTGGATAGAACCTACAAATACTTCCAGTAAATTTTGTTGGTCGTTCCAACGTGTATCGCCTAGTTCAGGACGAGCAGGACGAGAAGCATCATCAGCAGCAGGAATTAAAAACGCATTTGTATCAAGAAATCTTAGGTAACCTATTCCAGTATTGGCAAACGTTAACGGTGATTCAGGATATTCTCTTGGACCTCCATCGATATCAGTAAGATTTGTTATTGCATCAGTAGCACCAGTGACTGCTATAGTTCCTGTAGGTGCTGGTCTTGATCCTGAGCCGTCATAGTTAAAGTTTACAGTATAAGTGCCGGCACTGTCTGATCCTGTTGAAGTACCTGTAATAACTGTTCCATCTATAATACCTACACCTGAAAGTAACATTCCAGGTATAAATCTTCCTGTAATTGTTCCGCCTACAGTTAAAACATTACCACTTATACTAGCAGCAGTGCTTGTTGCACTTATGTTATTCCACTGTGTCCATTCAATTATATTGATTCCTGTATCTGGTGCAAGAACTATATCATCATTACTTTGTAGTGCAAAAAGTTCATTGTTGACCCCATCTAATTTCTGTTGATCGCTTACTCTGACTTCTAGTGGTAATACTGTATCAGTGTTTGTTAAATTATCAGTTATAAAAACATTGTTCCATCTTCTTACAGAACTATCAACAAGTGTTCCTGAACCTAAATTGTAAGTAGCGTCATCACCAGGAATAATAGATTGTGAAAAGTCTGGAACAAACTCAACTGTGTCGCCTTGACCTCCACCGACGTCTGGATTATATAATTCATCGCCTAAAATCAAGTCGCCAAGTTTACTAAGGTTTCCATCCATTGTTACATTACCAGTAACACCTAAACTACCATAAATGTTAGTAGTAGTCGGAAATGAAACCGTTCCTGTTGCAGATCTTAGGTCAATAGAATGATTAGAAGTTATACCTGAGGTAGTATTATCATTGAACTCAAGGTCATCTGATCTCATTCTTTGCAGTGTGATTGAAGGTTTTGGGTCTACGTAAGGGCCTTTGGTAAAAAG